CGATGACCAAGGCCAGGTCATCCGGGCGGAGGTGAAGCCCAACCCGACCTCGGCCAAGTGGTGGCTGTCGCGCCGACGGCGCTCCGACTATGCCGTCCGCATCAGCGTCGACATCGAGGGCATGGTGCGCCGCATGGCCGAAGCGGACGGGCTCGATCCGTCCGACGTGATGGCCGAGGTGAACGCGATCCTCGGCGAGCGCTCCTGAGCGACCGGATGTGCGGAACCGGCCGAATCCCCTCGTCGATGATGCGATCGCCGCGCAGATCATCAAGCTCGCGACGATCCGCGTGCGTCATCGGCAGCAGCGGCCAGCTGACCGTGTCCACTGGTCCGACCCGGTCGCCTGGCTCCACGACCGGGTCCGCTTCCGCGACGGCGAGGGCCCGACGGCCTACCAGGAGGAGACGCTCACCCAGACCGTGAGCACGGGTCGCGGCAGTGCCCGCGGTCCGCACGGCCTGGGCAAGACCGCCATCGCGGCCTGGCTGATCCTGTGGTTCGCCGACACGCGCAGCCGTGCCGGCGCTGACTGGAAGGTCGTCACGACCGCCGGCAGCTGGTCGCAGCTGCGCAACTTCCTCTGGCCCGAGGTCCACAAGTGGCAGCGGCTCACCACGGGGCTCGACTGGCGCGAGGGCGCCGAGCTGCTGCAGATGAGCATCAAGCTCCCCTCCGGCCAGGCGTTCGGCGTGGCCTCCAACCGCCCTGAGCTCATCGAGGGCGCGCATGCCGACCAGCTGCTGTACATCTACGACGAGGCCAAGGCCATCCCACCCGAGACGTTCGACGCCTCGGAGGGCGCGTTCAGCGGTGCCACCGAGGGCCGTCAGGCGATCGCCTGGGCCGGTTCGACGCCAGGGCCGCCCGTGGGGCGCTTCGCGGACATCCACCACCGCAAGGCCGGCCTGGAGGACTGGTGGACCCGCCACGTCACGCTCGAGGACGCCATCGCCGCGGGCCGTATCAGCCGTGCCTGGGCGGACCAGCGCAAGGCGCAGTGGGGCGAGACCTCGGCCATCTACCGGCAGCGCGTGCTGGGCGAGTTCGCCGCCGAGGACGCCGACACGGTCATCCCGCTCGCCTGGCTCGAGGCAGCCCAGGAGCGCTGGGCGGAAGCCGATGACTGGGGCACGTTCACCTGCGTCGGCGTCGACGTCGCCCGCTTCGGCGAGGACAAGACGGTCCTGGCGCTGCGCGCGGAGCACGCCATCACCGAGATCCGCGAGCGATCGAAGGCCGACACGGCCGAGACCACGGGTCACGTCAAGGGCGTGCTCGAGGCCTACGGCGGCTACGCCATGGTGGACGTCATCGGCCTCGGCGCCGGCGTCGTGGACATGCTGCGCGAGGGGGGCTACGACGTCCGCGCCTTCAATGCAGCCACCCGCTCGGGGCTCACCGACCGCTCGGGCGAACTCGGGTTCGTCAACCGGCGCGCCGCCGCCTGGTGGCACCTGCGCGAGCTCCTCGACCCCGCCACCGAGGTGCGGATCGCCATCCCCGACGACGACATCCTCACCGGCGACCTGCTCGCCCCGACCTGGCGCACGACCTCGGCTGGGCGCATCGTCATCGAGGGCAAGGACCAGATCCGCAAGCGCATCGGCCGCTCGACCGACCGCGCCGATGCGGTCGTCCAGGCGTTCGCGCCCGAGGAGCCCGGCGACTACGAGCGCACGATGGTGTACGACGAGCCGGTGGTCATCAGCGAGTGGTGACGGCGTAGACTGCAGCGCATGGGGCGCGAGGCCACGCTCATCGTCACCTTCGATCCGCGGTCGCTGCACCCGGTCATGCTGCTGCTCTGGGAGCTCACCGAGCTCCGCGATCGGCTTCGCATCGAAGGGCACACCGACCACGCGGACGCCATCGACGCGATGATCGATCGCCTCGATCGCGGAGCCCGCTCGGAGACGATGTTCCTGCCAGCCGTGGACGACGACGACGACGAGGCCGACCTTCTGACTCCGTAACGTGTTGACGGACCAGACACGGTCGTCATCATCGCCGGCGATGAGTGACGGCCGGGGCACGCTGACGCGCGAGACGACGACGATGGACGCGGACACGCTGTCCGCCCAGGTCGAGTTCCTCGAGGAGCGCATCGCCGAGCTCGAGTTCATGCAGGACGACGCCGGGTGGGAGGACCTCTCGGGCGAGTCGTCATCGGAACTCAGCCGCGACTCGCTGCGGCGCATCATCCGCACCTCCCAGGTCATGTACCTGAAGAACCCCCTCATCGACCATGGCTGTGCGGTCATCAGCCACTACGTGTTCGGTCAGGGCCTGAAAGTGGCCGGCACCGCGGCGACCAACGACCGCGTCCAGGCCTTCCTCACGACCCGCGGCAACAAGCGGGTGCTGTTCGGCAAGAAGGCCGCGGTGGGGGCCGACGCCCAGCTGTCGTACGAGGGCAACGTGTTCCTGGCCCTCTTCGGCGTCCGCGGCGAGCCGACCGAGGTGCGCATCATCCCCACCCTGCAGATCGTCGCGGGCGACATCATCTGCAATCCCGAGGACGACGCCGAACCATGGTTCTACAAGCGGGTCTGGACGCGGCGCACCTTCGTCAAGGCCTCGGGCGAGACACGCACGCGGCGCTCGGTGGACTACTACCCGGCCCTGGGCTACCGGCCCGCCAATCGTCCCAAGGCGATCGGGCGTGGCGAGCACCAGGGTGAGGTCCACTGGGACACGCCCGTGCTGCACATCAGCGACGGCGGGCTCAACGGTGGCCGCTTCGGCGTGCCGACGACGTTCAGCTCGCTCGATTGGGCCCGCGCCGTCACGCGCGACCTGAGCAACTACGCGACGATCAAGCACGCCATGGCGCGCTTCGCATGGTCGGTCACCGCGAAGAGCCGCTCCTCGGCGACGACGGCCAAGAACCGCCTCGCCTCGACGGTCAAGGTCGGCAGCCCCCAGGAGTCCAACCCGCCCCCCGTGACGGGCGCGGCGTGGATCGGCACCGAGGGCAACGTACTCAGCCCGATCAAGACGGCGGGCATGCAGCCGAGTCCCGAGGAAGGCCGCCGCGTCGGTCTGATGGTCAGCGCCGGCATGGGTGTGCCCGAGACCATCCTCTACGGCAACGCCGACGTCGGCAACCTCGCCACGGCCAAGACGCTCGACCGCCCGACCGAGCTGATGATGCTCGCACGCCAGGGCGTGTGGGAGGAGGCCTACGCCGACCTCATCGCCTACGACCTGGAGCGCGCCATCGCCGATGGGCGGGTGCCCAGGCGCGAGCCGGACCCAGCGGAGCCCGGGCGCCAGCGCACCACCGAGACGGGCGCCAGCGTCGACTTCCCGGCCATCCTCGAGCGGTCGGCGGCCGAGCGGGTGGAGGCGGTCATCGAGGCCGCGACCCTCGGGGGCCAGACACCGGCCGGCACGATGCCCGATGACCTGCTGGTGCGCCTGCTCCTGCTCGCGCTCGACGTCGACGATATCGACGAGATCATCGAGGAGATGTTCCCGCCCGGCACGGAGGCCGAACCTGATGACGACGACACCGATGCCGCGGCCCCGACGGAGGCTTCGTTCACCGAGGCGCTCGACGCGTTCCGCCGCGAACTCGTCCGCCACGGCGGCACGCCTCGCCATCGCCGTCGAAGCGTCCCGGCTGCAACTGCGGCGGAAGCGCAAGACTGACGACGTCTCCCCGCTCGAGGCGGCCGCAGAGACCCTCGTCGCCGCCATCTTCCGCGAGCAGGCGCGCCGCCTTGACCTACCCGCCGACCTGACGCGCGGGTCCGCCTCGCTGCGGGCGCTCGACGCTGCCTGGTCGGCGGTCACGCGGGCCACCGCGAAGCCCGCGGCCGCAGCGCTGTCGGTGGCGCTGCAGGTGGCCTACGGCGTGGGGGCGGAGCGGTCCGTGGCCGAGCTAGCGTCAGCCTCGGAGGCACGCTCTCGCAAGCGCCGGCGATCGCGTCGGCCAGCCTTCCGGTTCCTGCGGCCGCCCGACTCGCCCGTCGAGATCCCACTCGATGCGCTCGGCCATGCGATCCTCGACGGCACGGTGTTCAAGGTGCGGAACCCGCGTGCGGTGCGGTACCTCGCCCGCCATGCCGCCAAGCTCGTCGCCGGTATCGACGAGGCCACCCGCGACACGCTGCGCGTCATCGTGCGCGACGGCGTGGCCAACGGCCGCAGCTCCCAGCGCATCGCCAGGGACATCATCGGCCGCTTCGGGGATATGGCGGAGGGGCGGCCCCAGGCCCACATCGCCTCGCGTGCCCACGGCATCGCGGTCACCGAGATGTCCTTCGGCTACGAGGCTGGCCAGCGTGCGGTGGCAGACGAGATCGAAGCCTCGGGCATCACGATGGAGAAGTCCTGGCTCACCGTCGGGGACGGCCGCGTGGACGCGCTCTGCGCCGACAACGCCGCGCAGGGATGGGTGCCGCTGAAGGACGCGTTCGGCTCAGGCGACCAGGACCCGCCGGCACACCCGTACTGCGTGCCAGGCTGGACGGTGGTGTCAGGCCCTCCGGCGAACGCAGTCAGCGAACGCTGGTGGGAGGGACAGATCGTCGTCATCGACACGGCCGGCGGCCGCCACCTGGCCATCACCCCGGATCACCTTGTACTGACCGGGCGCGGTTGGATCGCGGCCGATGAGGTCACGATGGGCGACGACCTGGTCGGCAGCCCGCTCGGCGAGGGGGAAACGTCGTCCGTCGAGCCAAACGATGCACAGCGCCCAGCCGCGATCGCGGAGATAGCGCGCTCGGCGAGCGAATCGCTCTCTGTGTCGGCCATAGCCATGCCAGCCACCTCCGAAGATCTCGATCGCCAGGGGCGCGCAGGCGAGGTCGATGTTGTAGGGCCCGCCCGCCTTCTGAGGCGTGACGGCGAGGCCGCGAGCCTGGAGCATCTCGAGGCACCGGCGCTCATTGGCGTTCAGTCTCCCAGCACGCTCCACCGCGAGAGCGATCCGGGCCCTGTGCTGGGCAGTGTGGCGTCGCCCTTGCATGGCGCGGTGGGCAGCTTCCGCCCACGCTCGCCGCTGCTCTGGCGTCCGTTGCCCCGCCATGAGCCTGTTGGCGGCAGCAGCCCCCCGACGCTCGACCCCATGCTCCCGCAAGACACGCCCGATGACGTGACGGGCGACCCCGGACTCCTTCGCAAGAGCGTTCTCCGATACGCCGGCGAGGTATCGCCGGACCATGTCGTCGGCATCAGGCGGGAGCCATTTCTCGGCCATGTCTACAACCTTGAGACGGTCGGCGGCTGGTACGTCGCCGGGGGACTCATCGTACACAACTGCCGGTGCACCGCACTCCATCGGACCGCCGCCGAGGGGGCCGCCTCCAGCCCAACTCCGTAACGTGTTGACGGACCAGACACGGTCGTCATCATCCCCGGCGATGGCACTTACCAAGTCCCAGATCGCCGAAGCCCGAGAGTGGTACGCCCGTCTTGACGCGCTCACCGAGGTCGGCCGCGTGTTCAGCGCCGCCAACGCGACACAGCTGCGAGCCGCGCGCGACTCCCTCTCGGCGCTCCTCTCCAAGCTCGACGATGAGGACGAGGAGGACCCCAAGCCAGCCATCGTGAAGAAGGCCGTCGGCGACGCCAAGAAGGCTGCCGGCGAGGCGGCCGACATGAGCCACGATGACGTGCGCCAGCAGCTGGCGGCCGCGCTCAACGCCGACCGCTCGAGCGACCACCGTGTCTGGGTCAGGGATGTCTTCGACGACGCGGTCGTCTACGAGGACGAACACGACGTCAAGGACGGCATCGCCACGTTCCGTCGTTCCTACTCGATCGACGCTGCCGGAAGCTTGAGCTTCGGGGATCCCGAGCGTGTGCGTCAGCACAGCGAATGGGTGCCCGTCGCGGCCCCGACGGCCGGCTCCGAGTCGCGGCGCATCCCGGTCACCGAGTCGGCGGTGCAGGTCCAGGAGCGCGCTGTGGCCGACGACGGCATGGCGCGCATCAAGCTCATCGACGCGGGCTGGGGCAGCAGCGGCTACTACTCCGAGGAGGTGCTCCGCGACAGCGGTCCCCTCGCCTTCCCCGCCGGCACGAAGATGTACTGGGACCACCCCACCGTCGAGGAGGCGGAACAGCGCCCCGAGCGTTCCCTGCGCGACCTCGCGGCCGAACTCGTCGAGGACGCCACCTGGGACGACGATGGTCCCGATGGCCCGGGTCTCTACGCCGCGGCGCAGGTCTTCGGGCCCTACCGCCCCGCGGTCGACGAGCTCGCGCCACACATCGGTGCGTCGATCCGCACGTGGGCCATGTCCAACGAGGGCGAGGCCGAGGGCCGGCGCGGGCCGATCATCGATGAGCTCCTCGCATCCCCGACCAACAGCGTCGACTTCGTCACCCTGCCGGGCCGTGGTGGGTCGATCACGCAGCTCTATGAGTCGTACCGGCATCACAACACCCAGGAGGACCGACCCGTGCCAGGTGGAACCAAGACGCTGACGAGTGAGCAGCTCACCGAGCAGCTCACGGCCGTGACCAGGGAGCGTGACGACTACCGGGGCCGCGCCGAGCGCGCGGAGACCGCGGTCGGCGTCTACGCCGCGCGCGACATCGCGACCGAGGCCGTGAGCGCGATCGAGTCGCTGCCAGACGCCTCCAAGCTGCGCATCATCGAGCGCGCCACGCCGGTCCTGAAGGACGGCGAGCTCGACCGCGAGGCCACCCGCGCGGCCATCGAGAAGGTCGCCGCCGAGGAGGCGGAGTACCTCGAGCGGGTCCTGGGCAAGGGCCGCGTCTCGGGCATGGGCTCGGGTGCGGCATCCGACGACGACGACACCATCGACGAGTCCGCGCTCGCGGCGACCTTCGCCCGGCTCGGCCTCAGCGAGTCAGCGGCCAAGGCGGCCGCCCGGGGAAGGAGCCGATAGGCCATGGCGAAGATCATCCGCAACTACCCAGGCGACCGCCAGCGGGTCGCCGTCGCGGGGCTGAGCTCCGACGACCTCATCACCTTCGGCGGACTGCCCGCGGTCGCGCTGACCGACACCGATGCTGACGGTTACGCCACGCTGCAGTTCAAGGGCATCGTCGATATCGCAGTGGCATCTGGCGCGGTCACCGTGGGCCAGCTCATCTACCTCGATGCTGGCGCGCTCACGACCACGCCCACCGGCGTACCCTGGGGCGTGGCCATCGAGGCCCGTGCCTCGGGGGCCGCGGTCATCGCGGTCAAGATGCTCGAGGGCGGCGGAGGTGGCGTGGCGGCCGGAGCCGACGACGTCGAGTTCACCATCGGCGCCGAGGCGGCCAACGTCATCACGGTCTCGCTGCAGTTCCTGCGCGGCACCGCGGACGCCGGCGCGGTCGTGTACCGCGCCTACCTCTCGGCAGCTGCAGACGGCCAGGTCGTCAAGGCCGCCGCGACATCGCTGGCCGCCGGCACGGACGGCACGATCCTCGTCGAGGAGGTCAGCAATGCCGTGTGGACCGGGGTGACCGAGTCCGACGGTGATGCCGACATCGCCATCGGCGACGCGATCGGAGCGGACACCTACTACCTCAACGTGATCCTGCCCAACGGCCAGCGTCGCGTCAGCTCAGTCATCACGTTCGCCGCGTAGGCCGGCAGGAAGGACACGACCGATGCCAGGCTTCATGGACACGCTCGACACTCTCGCGAGTGAGCGGGCGACCATCCGGGACCTGTTCGCGACCGAAGGGAGTGGCGCCGCCGACAGCCGGCGCGCCACGGCCCTCTCGCGACGCCTCCCCGGCTACGACCGCCGCGTCGCGACCGCGGCCGGCTTCATCGCCGATGTCATCGAGGGGCGTCGCCCCTCGCACCACTTCACCGAGGCGATGACGACCGACGACTTCCCCATCCTGTTCGGGGACATCCTCGACCGCCAGGTGCTGGCGTCCTATCGCGAGGCACCGCGCATCTGGCCGATGATCGCGAAGAAGCGCACCGTGCGCGACTTCAAGGGCGCCAAGCTCTTCCCGCCGGTGACCGGCGCGGACGGTCGACTCGACGAGGTCGGCCAGCTCGACGAGTACCCGGCCGAGTCGCTCGACGAACAGGCTGCCATCACGCTCGCGATCTCCAAGTTCGGCCGCCGCGTCGCGTTCAGCTGGGAAGCCGGCCTGAACGACGACCTGGACCAGCTCAAGGACATCCCGCAGCGTCTCGGCAAGGCGGCCCGCCGCACCGAGAACTACGCTGCGTCCGAGCTCTACGTGGGCACCGCGGGCCCGCACGCGACGCTCTACAGCGGGTCGAACATCATCAACATCGCCAACGGCGCCGCGGCGGACAACCCGCCGCTGTCGATCGCGGCACTCACGGACGCCTTCACCGTCTGGGGCAACATCACCGACGAGGTCAGCGAGCCCATCGTCCACGAGCTCGCGACGCTCGTGGTGCCACCCGCGCTCGAGGTGACCGCCAACAACATCATCAACGCCACCGCGGTCGAGCTCACCACGCTCGGCGGCACGCGCGATGACAACGCCGGCGGTGCCCGGCTGCTGGCCGCCAACTGGATGGCCCGCCGCCTGCGCGTCGAGGTCGACCCGCTCATCCCCATCATCGCGGACACGAACGGCACGACCAGCTGGTTCCTCTTCGGGGATCCGCAGGCCGACCGGGAGGCCCTCGCGATGGTGTTCCTCCGCGGCTTCGAGGATCCATCGATGTGGATCAAGACGCCCAACGCCCGCCGCGTCGGCGGCGGCGACGTCGATCCCATGGATGGCGACTTCGACACCGACGGGATCCAGTACCGCGTCCGCCACGTGACCGGCTCCGCCCGCATCGACAGCCGCGCCACGGTCGCATCCAACGGGTCCGGCGCGTAAGCCGAGCCCATCACTAGCAGCACACCACCGACGGCCCGGATGCCAGGGAGAGCGAGGCTCCCGGGCTCCCCGGGCCGTCAGCATCGGAGGCCCAGGCGTTGACGTTCACGGTCGATCGCTCGACACAGGTCGGCATGGTCCGTGTCCTGGTGCCCGGCGAGCTCACCGAGTCCACCTCGGCGTTCAGCGACGAGGACCTCGAGGTGCTGCTCGGCATCAACGAGGGCGTGACGCTCCTCGCGGCAGCCCAGGCGCTCGAGCGCATCGCGGCGGACAAGCTGCTCCTGCTGCTCAAGGTCAAGGTCGGCCCGATCGAGGTCGATGGATCCAAGGTCAGCGACAGCTTCCTCTCCCTCGCAGCACGCTATCGCGCGACCTACGAGCACGGCACGGGCGGTGCCAACGATGACATCCAGATCGCCGAGCTCGTCTATGACGAGCGCACCTACGGCGAGGCCATCTTCAACGACTTCCTGCGGACCAGCTGATGCCGACGCTCGACCTCAACGCGGTGCTCACTCCCATCGTGGAGGCGGTCCGCGACCTGCTGTTCCCGGATCTGGTCACCATCTCGGCACGCGTCGAGTCCCAGGACGCCAAGGGGCAGCCGCTGCCGGGCTTCCCGGCCCTCGAGACCGCAGTGCCAGCGGTCATCAGCCCGGTCGGCCAGACCGAGCGAGGCGGGGTCTACGACGTCATCATCAACGCGCAGCTCGTGCGGGTGCTCCTCGAGGGCGTGCACACCGTGCCGCTCGATGGGCGCATCACGCGCGAGGCCGATGGCATGGTCTACGACGTCGTGGGCGTGGGCCATGACGAGGCGCGCGTCACGACCACGGTCACCGCGCGGATCACGGAGCCGCGGTCGTGAGCATCGAGTTCGAGTTCTCATCGGACCTGCGGGCGAACCTCAAGGCGATGCAGTCCCTGCGCCCCGTCGAGGTCACCATCGGCACGGACCTCACCGACCCGCCCTACCCCTACTTCCTCGAGTTCGGGACCTCACGCATGTCGGCCCATCCCTCGGCACGGCCGGCGTACGAGGAGACGAAGGGCCAGATGGCCCAGGTCGCGGCCGCCACGCTCGCCACCCACTTCGCACAGAAGCGGTTCACCCAGCGCTCGATGCACGCGGCCGGCGCGGCCGGTGGGCTCGTCCTCTCGAACCGATGGAAGCAGATCGCTCCCGTCGAGACGGGCACGTATCGGCGCAGCATCCACGTCGAGACCGAGGACGTCCGATGACGACGCAATCCGACGCCCTCGTCACCCGCCTCCTCGACGGTGGCGCCATCCAGGCCGTCATGGGTAGCCGCTGGTACCCGGGCCGGCTGCCCGAGTCGCCGAGCCAGTTCCCGGCCGGCACGTATCAACGCGTCGCGGCTCCCTCCCAGCATGCCCACGACGGCGCCCTGGATCTCCGCGAGCGGCGCTACCAGCTGAGCATCTACGACACGGACTACAGCCGCGGCGACGAGGCCCGCGCGGTGGTGGTCAGTGAGCTCGATGGCACCCGCGGAGTCTGGGGCGGCGTTACCACGTCCTGCCGCGTCGCCGACGACACGGAGGACATCGACCCCGAACCCGGCGGGCTGTACCGCCAGCGCGTCGATCTCTATCTCACCAGCACGGCACCGTAGGAGGACTCATCGTCATGGCACGCCTGACACTCACCCCGGTCACCCCACCCGGCCCCTTCGCGACGCTCCCGTTCGCCGCCAACGCGGCCGACATCGCGCCGGTCGCGCAGTCCGTGGCTGGCGATGGCTGGGCCATCTCGGGCAACAACGGCCGTCAGCTGCTGCTCGTGCAGAACACCGCCATCGCCGCCCAGACGGTGACCATCACGTCGGTGGCGCGCAACGGCCGCACCGGCGACGTCACCGCCTACAGCGTCGGGATCGGTGAGCTCGCCATCTTCGGCGGCTTCGACCGTGCGGGCTTCAACCAGTCGGACGGCACGGTGCGCGTCGACGCCTCGGATGTGGGGGTCAAGTGCGCCGTCATCAGCTGCCCCTCCAGCATCTTCCCGAACAGCTGATGGGCAAGGACACCGGCGCGGCCCGCCGCAGGCCGCAGACGCACGACGACGCCAGGGAGCCCGTGACCATCACGCCAGAGGAGCAGGCTGCCGCTGTCAGCGAGGCCGACGACCCGGCGCAGCGGTACTACCGGGGCGAGTTCATGGGGCGGCCCTTCCACCAGTGCCCGCATTGCGACATGAGCGGCACGACCCACGCATTCATCGAGCGCCACGTCGCGGCGGCCCACGTGCGCCGACCACCG